AGCGTATGAATTTCTATAACCCCCGGCACCACCGGCACCGCCTGCGGCTAATGAAAAACCACTACCACCACTACCACCGCCCGCTATAACTAAATATTGTACGGGGTATTCGGATAAAGACCAACCGTTGTCGGCTTGTAAATCTATAATATCGTTTACTTGAAAAACGCCTGAATTTTTAGCCGTATTTTGCGTAGGTACCGCACCCGTATAACCATATTCTGACATAATTTACCTCTAGGTTGTAATTTCTAAAACTGATAAATAGGCCTCTAAATCGCCGGAAGACGCAACGCCCTGTATTTTAATTACTTCGCTTTGCTCTAATACGATTTTCGAGTTACCCATTAACTCCAATGAACTATCCGCAGGTACTAGCATAGTGTGAGCTATTTCTGCTTTTTTAGTTGATCCGCCGGTTTCATAAATTGTAACCGTAACGCTATCATCATTAGTTCCGTCAATATTAGTAACTCTTAAAGACAAACCTATTGCCACCGCTCCGGAACTAGCCGGTGCAGTATATAATGTTTGTTCGGAGTTCGTAAGGGCTATATCAGCCGTTTTGAATGTTTCCGCCATTTTATATTATTCCTTTCTTATGATAAAGCTATTACTAAACCTAAACTAACGCCACCGCCACCTGCACTAAGTACACCACCGGTCGCTGTAATTGTAGTTCCGTCGGCCATAGCCGTTGCTAAATCAGCAATACTTTCTTTTTTAGATGAGTTATCGTCGGCGTCTACTATAGCAATACTATCGTTTGCGACATTTACAGTCGCAGCGCTTAATTCGTTTAAATCTAAAGCTAAAGATACAGCCCCGCTAACGCCACCACCACTAAGACCATTGCCTGCCGTGACGCCCGTAATATCTCCGTCGCCTACAAAGTTATTCCACGCACTTGAAAAATAAAATTGAAGTGTTTGTGTATCAAGTAGGAAACAAGCTTGCCCGTTTTCCGGACTAGTAATACCACTGTTACGCGCGCTAGTATCTGCAAAAACGCTTATACTTTGCTCCATCAAATAATTATTTACGTCGGCTGCTGTTAGTACCTCACCGGTACTAAATGTTTTAAATCCACTAGGCATATTTTTATTTTATTTCCTTTTCTTACTGATCAGCGCAATATGACATTAATAACCAAGTTTATCCGTATCTAAAATACCAAATAAAGTGTTATCTAATCTCATAAAAGCTTGCTGATCAGCTTTGCTTAATTTATAATTTACTTTAAAAGTATCGGGCGTAACGCTATAAGTAATACTATCTAGTATTTCTAAGCTAACTATTTGGCTAGGGCTACCACTACCGGGTGGACTTAGCTCTACATTTACTATATCCCCTACCTCGCTACCTAAAATACTATTTTGGCTACTAGTTCCAATATCTTTTAAATTAACTTCTAAATTATCAAACCTTAATAAAGCGTCTTTAAACTTACCTAATAAAAATAAAGCAGCATCGCTTACTTCGGCGTCATTGTCATTTAATAAACCGCTACGGGTTAAAGTACGTATAAGGTATTTAAGTTGGCTCCCGGTATCTTCTTTAGTTTGCGTAGTACCGCCCGTACGGGTTAAGTTAATAACGTTATAAATTTCATTGTCGTCGTTTATGTAATCTACGCTGTTATAAGGTATGTCGCTACCGTCATCGCTAAATGTCATAGTCGCGCTACTAGGAAAAGTCGTATGACGGTTTTTAAATGTTAACTTACCGCTTTTAGACATAAATAAAAGTCCGTTTTCGCTGCGCTCTATTGTTTGTAAAATACTTAACGTATTATCGGTTATGTTACTTAAAGCTTGCATTGTCGAAACGCCGGTTTCAATATCTCTATTTGCAGTGCTAAATTTTACCGTATCACTATTTAAAATATTATTTATTAACGTACCACTATCGGTACTAGAAAAACTTTGACTTTGTAACTCGGTATTATTAATTTTCATAAAAGCGTCAAAACCTGTAAAGGTAGCAAAAGAGTTATTAGTGTCCGGGTAACTTAAATTTATATCTGCTACAAAACCAACAAATAAATCTTCATAATTGCTGCCGCCGTCCGTAGTAGCGTCTACGTGCATAACTATAAATGGCTCTATACCGGGATAATACGGACTACTAGTGTTCGTATTTTCATATTTACGTTCATTATTTAATAATTTAATGGCGCAGTTACCCGTAAAAAAACTATCTAAATCTTTAGACCTACCACGACTTATAGCTACGTTTTGAACATCGGAGGTTACATCAGTTAAAGTAACGGCACCACCTAATTGCCCGGTATCTAAAATACCTCTTACTAAATCGTCTAAAGTAAAAGTATTAGCCGTAAAACCTAAACGAACGCGTATAGTAGGTTGCGCCATTAGACAATCCTTAAATTACGCCTGTTATATTTTTCTATTTGTTCGACTATTATACGGCCTACTTCTGCCCCGTCGGTACCTAAGCCGGCGTTTACGGTTAAATTAATAGTAGGTTGTTGGCCTAAACCCCCGCCAACTCTCGAGGGTAACGGTATTACTGCCTCCGTACCCGCCTCGCCAATCATAGCGAGCGTAGGTTTGGTTACAATACCACCTTCGGCCAATTGAGGGATATTAGGTAAATCTGGTGGATCAATGTCTATTCCGAAAAAACTAAAACCTAAACCACTATTTAAGTCATTTATGAAACCATTAATTTTATTTATAACTTTATTAAATACGAACTTAACGCCCTCCATAACTACGCCCGCACTAGTTTTTAAAACCGTACTAATAGTTTCAGTAAAGTTTTTTCCAAATTCTTTTAATTTAGGAACTAAAAAGTCTTTAGTTTTACTAAGGGCATTAAGAAAAACATCTTTTAAGGTACCAAATAAGTTCCAATTATTTTTAAAGAAACTTAGTAAACCTTTAAATATATCTTTAAGGCTATCTACGGCGCCTGATACGTCGCCGGTAAATAATGCTTTAAGAAAATCTACTACCCCTTTAAATACTGTTTTTAAGTTTTCAAACTGTAGTTTTACGAAATCTAATCCTTTATTAAATGCACCTACAAAACCGTCGCTTTTAAAAAAGTTAATAAAGTTACTAAATAAGTTTTTTAAAAACGAAATACTATTATCTACAAAATTTCTAAACACTTCAACATTGTCGTAAGCGAACCTAAAACCTCCGGCAAGGGCTGCTATAGCACCTATTATGAGCGTAACCGGGCTAAATAGAGCTGCAAAAGCACTAGCTATAGAAAGTACGCTAGCTAGTAATATACCGCCTATAACGACCGCTAACGACGTAAACGCTACTTTAGGGTTAGCTTTAAAAAATGCTTGTATTTTATCTACTACAGGCGCTAAACGTTCCTGCAAACTTTTAAAAGCGTCTTTTAATTTACTTATAGTATTGACGACCTGATCAGAGGAAAAAAAGCTTTTAACATTTTTAACGAAGTTTTCTAAACCCGGCCTTATTTCATCAAATCTTTTTTTAATATTATCTATAGCGTCTATAAGTATCGGCGCTAATTTTTGTCCGATTTCTATTTGTAATACTTGAAAACTAGCTTTTAGTTTTTCTAAAACCAATCCTATACCCTGCGAACCTTGTTCAAAAGCAGCGTCGGTTGCTCCTACTGCATTAGCAGCATTTACTATTTCGCTAGCAAATTTTTCGCTACCTTTACCCGTAAGAGTTTGAATAGCACCTAGAGCCTCTACCGACCCTACGTATTCTGCTAAAGGCTTACCATTTAACTCGGCACCCTTTTTAATAATGTCAAAACCCTCTTTTAAGTCGCCACCGCTAGCTATAAATTCCTCAAAACTTTGCCCGGTTAATTCTGTAAATAACTTAGATATTTTACTAGTAGGTTTAGCAAGCTCTGACAATGCAGCTCTAATCTGCGTCATAGCAACACTAGTAGGAGTACCCGATGCGGTTAAGGTTGCTACCGCAGCCGTTACGTTACCAAATTCTATACCCATAGACGCTGCAATAGGTGCGACGTTGAACATAGCTTTAGATAGTTCCTCTACGGTAGTTTTACCACCCTTTACGGCGGTAAATATAATATCGGACGCTTGCCCTACGCTAATTACATCACTACCAAAAGCGTTTACTACGGTAGTTAAACCGTCAACGGCTATACCTAGTTCGGTAGCTCCACCTACGGCTAATTTATTAGCGGTTTCTAAAAAATCAAAAACATTGCCCGGAGGTACTCCTGCGGATAATGAGTCATATAAAGCCGGGATAATATCTTCGGGTAATCTACCTATTTCTTTAGATAGCTTTAAAACATCTGCATTAATATTGTCAAAAGCTTCTTGCGTAGTACCCGGTAAAAGAGTAAAAACCTCATTCATACCGGTTTCAAAATCTCTAAAAGCTCTTAAAGATTGCCCGGCTGCTGCACCCGCAGCTATACCTATACCGGCTACGGCTTTATTAATTGTATCGCCGGTCTTTTTCATATCGGCTGACAAGTCGCCGAACTTTTTACCTACTTTACCTATGTTGCCTAAAAACTTTTTAGTATCTGCTAAAAACTCAAACCTTAACGTTTTAGTATTTTGCCCTGCCATTATTTATTTTCCTTAATTGCTTTTTTTACAGTATCAAACATTCGTTCACTATAATCTTCCGTTATAACCGGTACTGCTTTAGCTATAGTAGGCTCGGCAACGTAACCGTGTACCCTAGCCCCCTCTGGAAATACGCCTGTACTTCGCCACTTATTACCTATCCACCTTTTATAAACTTTACGCCTTAATTCGTTTACGGGTAAGAAAACCCCACGAAAGTTTTTATCCATATTTAAAGTATTACCTTGCTTATTAGTAAAGAAGTTTACGTATTGGTATTCACGGCCAAATTCTATAGACCTAACGAACTTATTAGTTTTACGTATATCTAAAAAAGCGGTGCGATCAGTTCCACCACCTACGTAACCTTTAGCACCTTTAGTTCTTTTAGGTACCGGCTTACCGTTTACGCTTTGCTTTAAAGCCTCTATACGCGTACGGTTTTCTACTTGCTTTGAAATATCTTTATGTAAAACGCGTAAAGCTTTTCTAACTTCTTTACCTTGCTCTAAATCACGTAAACCACGTACGGTATCGTTTAAGCCCTCTACGGCTATACCCGTTCCACTTGTAGTTTTAAAAATACCTTTAGCCATTGTTATAATCTTCCGCTCGTTTATTTAAAGCTCTTTGTAACGCTAAAAACATTGGTAGCGGTAATTCCGCTACGCCCATAGGATCAAGCCCGGCAGCTAAACTAACTTCGGCTATTAGGTCTAAATAATAGCCGCCGGTTACTCCGGGTCTTCGCCACCTAAACCGTCTATCGTAGCTACGGTACTTAGCCATTTATCAAAGTCATCTGTAACGCCGGTACGCTTACTAGCGTTCCAACATAAATACATTAACTCCTCAAAACTAAGTTTTTCTAAATCGCTAGCCGGTCTTTGACCGAACTTACGTTCTAGCGCTACGAAATCTATAGGCCTTAACGTTACTTCTTTTTTAGTACCGTCTTCAATTACAAGTGTGAGTTGGTGTAACCCTTGCAAACTTGACATACTAAGAAGTAGCTCTAGTAATTGTTCCGCTAGTTGGAAAACTTACGGAAAAACTTGCTAGTTCACCTACGCCGTTAGCTACGGGTTGGTGGTTATTAACTAATACTGAACCACTATATTTAGGGTTAGTAGCAGCTACTGCTCCACTATCTGCTTTTATTTCAAAAGTAGTAACCGTTCCTAAAAGCGGCCATAGTGTTGCATCCACTTCGCTTGCAGCGAAATCTTGTTGGAAATCAATACTAAGGGTACCGTCTTTAAGTCCACCTAATCTACTTTTAAAAGTTTGCCCGAACGCTGTTTCTTCAACTTCGTCGGCCGTAATATCTAATGTAACGCTTGATACGTGGTCACTTAAGTCCACGCTATTAATTGTTACGCTAGCGTTATTTAATACAAACTTTGCCAATTTAACTCCTTTACTTAATAATTAAATTTTAAGTCGCGCTGATCAGCGCGGGCGTAATATGACATTAAAAAAGCCGGGCGGATAAAACCCGGCTTTTTAACGTACGTAATTAACTAGGGAGTTAAGTTACGTCTTTTAAACACGCTTTAAGAAATTTAACATTATCAAAATTAGCATTATCTTCTTCAAATCTTAAAGCTAAATTGCACATTAATTTATCTAATGTAAAAAGAGCACTTTGTTGCCCCTCTTGTAACTTAACCATTTCGTTTATTTCTTTGGCTACTAATTCATAATATTTTCTACTTAACGCCATTATTTACCTCCCTAATAGGTTATTGTTTTTGATTTCTAATAAAGCTATTCTAACTTTTACGGTATTAACGTCGGTAGTATCTACCTTAGCTAATTCGCAAGCGGTTAATATAGTATTAGTTTTTATTTCGTCTAAGTTAGCTAATACGCTAGTAAATTTTACTATGTAGTTAACTAGTTTTCTTTCTTTAGCATTTAAGCTCATTTTTTACTCCCTAAGTAATTTATATAACCAGTATAAGCCGTAAAATATAAATAAGTCTTTTAAAATAAGGGTTTTTTAGAAAAATTATATATATTTAGTAGGTAGGCGTACTTGCTTAACTATGAATTTTAAGGGCGTCAGAACGGCTTCAAATAGCCGGTTGACGTGGTTATTCTATACCGAGCGTAGCGTGAATACTAAAACTAGGATTAGTACCGCTAACGGTGTATGAAAGTCTATAATAGTCATCTGCAATTGCCCCGCTAACTTTTTTAATCTCGCTAGCTATAGCTGTTATACCCGTAAAGGTAGCTCTAGTAGTTGCACTAGTAAAGCCCGAGTTATCATCGCTTTCTAATACGAACGTAATAGTAGGGGTACTTGTACCGCTAACGCCGGTACAATGTATAGCCGCGTATATGCTTTCGGTTGCTGCTACGGCGCCTAATTGTATTCCGGTGCTTGATCCTGTAGCGGTAATATCGCTATCTAGGTTAATAGTACCCCTTACAACTTTGTCGGTGCTATTACTTTTACTTACAGTAAACGGCGCAACTTCGCCTATAGCCCCTAGTATTGAGTAACTAAATAATTTAGATTTTAAAAAGTAGGCTGTATTACCTACGCCGGCGTCCGGAACTACTGTGCAAATAATCTCGTTACCTACGTTAGCTCCTAATAAAGCATCGGGTTTTTCAGCTCCGGCCTCATAAAAACCGTCAATGGAAATAGTGCTATCTTTAAGACCGCCTATTCTTTCTCTAAACCCACTACTATTTATAGTAGTAACGTCTTGCTCATCGACCGTTACGTCTAAAGTCACCGCGTTAGTATTACTACTAAAGTCGTAACCTCCTAAAAATAATTTTCCGTCGGTAAATACGTATTTAGCCATTACTTACCACCGCAACCGTTAGGGCAAGCCCCACAACAATTATTTGACATCTTTAACCTCATCTTTTTTATTTCCTTGATCAAGCGCTTTTTTTGCTTTTTTTAAATTTTCTTTTTTACTAATCGCTGCAATATGCCCGGCCTTAGTTAGTGTAATTATTTTATCTAAGTCCTCTATAGTTATAGTGCTACCCGGCTCTTTACCGTCAATTTTTTTTGTTCCTATTATTTTAAATTTAGGCATTAACTTGTTCCTTTAGTATAAACTTCGAGGCTTACGTTCGCACCTATTGCGTCTATACCGTTTAAATTAACGTCCGCTGCGTAATTACTTACGCCCGTTATAGTCGCGTCGGTGTTGTCTAAGCCTAACGTTCTATTATTAAATATAGCCTGCCTTAGTGAACTACTACCCTGCCCTGTTATATATTGGTCGAGTTTATCTTGAGCGGTACGGCTATTACCACGCTCTACGGCTACTAAAATGTCAAAAGTGTACTGATCAGTTCCTCTTTGCATAGCTATATTAAAATTAATATTTACCGGTAAAACTATTGCTACCGGAAAGTTTAAAGCATAATCTGGAACTACGTCGTAAACTCTTAAACCGCTTATGTTATTTTCTAAAGTAGTTTTAATACCGTCCCGGACTTGGTGTAGGGCGGCCATTAAACTACCCCTAAAACGCTAGCCTTACGAAATGGTTGTAATAAACGAGTTACTTCTCTGTTTTGTTGAACGTTTACTACCCCAAAGTCGCCTACGCCTGCTACTCCTAAAGGTGCGTTGCGCATAGCAAAAAGTTCACTAGCTAACATTTTCGTAGCGTATTTTATTGGCTCGGGTGTACTAGCGTAACCCCAATTAGCCGTAATTTCAGCGTAAGGTCTATTACTAGTATTACTTATAGGCCACTCGTAACTACCGTTGCTATTTAATTGAATAATGTAGTAAGGGCTACCCTCTATACCCCCTACAACACCATTTATAGGTAAAAGTTGAAACTCATTACTAGGTACGGTTACTTCATAAGTACCGTCGTCGTCGTCATCATATTTAATAACTAACCCGGTAGCTGTTGAAATATCATCGACTGGTAATCTATAAAAATCATTAGTAAAAAAAACTCGAGCGCTAGTTGATCCGTCAGCGTAAAACTTACGTCCGCAAAACGCGTCTATTTGCCTACTAGCACCATTTATAGCGTTATCTAGTAAGTCGTCGTCCGCAGTATCGCTAGTAGGTATACCTACAAACTCTTTTAAATCGTTTTGGGTTATATACCCGTTAGTAATAGCCATAGGTTATTTACCCTTACGGCCTTTGCCTTTACGACCTTTCATTTTTTTCTTACCGTAGCCAATCCCTTTAGGCATAATTACTTCTTAACTACTTTTTTTTCGGACTTAGGTTTAGCAGCTTTATTTTCAATTTTGCCGCCAAGCGCTTTAATTTCTTTTTTAACTTCTTCAGCACGTTTTGCCTTTCCGTAAATCTCGTAGCCTCTTAATTCTTCTTTAAGGGCTGCTATTTGTTCTTTATTTTTACTCATAAAATCTTTCTAATGGTTTAACGTGTCGGTTGCCCGACACGTATAAACCAATTTTAATTAAAAGGTTGGTGTTATCAACCCTGTTCCGTTAATCATTGTTGTGCCCGCAGGGTATCTACCGCTTGCGAATGCAACATATCCGTAAACTACTAATTTAGTAGTTAATGAACCTGCATTAGTTTCTTCAAACTTTGCAGTAAAGACGTCTTGCTCCATTAAGATATGGTCGTCGGCCTTTACGACTAAGATTATGTCTTCGTCGTTGCCTGATCCAGCATCCGTTTGAATGTTAGCGTCTGTAATTACCGGTACTCCGAGAATGTTACCAACTACGTTTCCGTATTTAGCAGCGTCCCCTACGCCAATGGCGTTATCCGGATTATTTCCGGCCGGTACGATTAATGGCCTGTTTGAGCTATCAAGCCCGGCAGTTAGGAAACCCCAACGTCTCGGGTGCATTATGATTGCGTTAGCAGGTGCAAATCTATTTGCATTAACTTTTTGTAAAGCGTCGGCTAACTTAGGATAAAGTTCAGCGACTGTAGGACTTGCGTCTGTGTAAGTCACTGTATTTATTCCGCCAACGGATTTTATTCCAAGTGGTTGCCCGGAGGAACCTGAACCGTTGATCAGTAAGTTATCTAGCTTTGTATAGTATGCGCCGAGTAGGTCTTGAAAAATAATATTTTCGAGATTGAAACCCGGTTGCCCGCCTCTATCTAATGCTTGTTTTGAAACATCTTGTTGACCGGCAATTGTATCAACATTAACTGTTAATAAAGTGTCGTCCATATTTGTTTCGGAAACTGCTGAGTTTTCAGTTGCCTGTTCAGCTGCAGTAGAGCCGGTTGTAATTCTTGAGATTTCTACTTTGTTTCCAAATGCAGGTAATTCTCTTTTTGGTAACGCGTTATAAACTGCTGCCCCTGCTCTTGCAAGCGGTGCATAGTCGTCAACGAGGTACTGCGGAACTACGAGGCCAGAAAAAGCTCCGGTACCGACATCCCTTTTATGGACATCTTGGTGCTCGGATAATCTTTTTTGTGCGTCATAATTTTGGTTAAATTTAGCGTCATACATATCATTAAAAAATGAATTTTCAGCATCCTTACGATACATATCTGGCTCTTTAACTTCCATTCGTGTTTCGGAAATGTCTTCATCTTTAATCTCTAAAGATTTTCTACTTTCCTCAACTTCTTTTAAGGTAGCGCGCATATCTGCATCAGCCTTGATTTTTTCGTCTAGTTCTTTTATTTCGGAAACTAAAACATTTGATCGCTCCAACTTTGCGTCGAGTTCTTCGCCTGTTTCCATTTCTTCCATTTCAGTAACTAAAGTATCAAGTTCAACAGCGTTAGCGTTCCTTAATTCTTTTAATTTTTTCAATTTAATTCCTTTATGTAATTAATTTGCTTTTACTTATTGCGTTAGGTGGTTTATGAAACCGGCGTAACGTCTTAGAGTAAACCGTCTTTTTTCATCTTAATTTTTAAGATTTCTAATTTCGGGTTACTTTTAGAGCGCTCATTTTCCTCGCTAGGTGTATCTAGCTTAGTAATAATTTCCTCTAAAACTTCGACTGCTTTATCGCTATTTCTACTTTCGACTAGTTCTTTTAAATTCTCGCTTATATCTAGTCCTCTTAAAGTAGCGCCTGCGTAACTATTAGCCGGGTACGTTACGACGCTTACATCAAATAGTCTTACTTCTTGTACATCTCTTTTTTCGCCACTAAAGTCATCGCGTATAGCTGCGAAAGCAAAAGACATTTCGTTTAAATCTCCACGTTTCATAGCGCTAGCAACTTCAGCGACTTTAGGATTATTAGCGTCTAAATCTGCTTGAACAAATAGTCCGTATTCATCTTCTTCTAGTTTTAAGGTACCGCTGCTACTACGTGCTAAAGGTATACCGTCGTGATTAATTAAAAACCTAACGTCGTCTTGTTCTTGAAGTGTTTTTTTAAATGCTCCGGGTTTAATTGTTTCGGTGTAAGTTCCTTTACTATCTCTTACTCCGTAAGGCTTGTCGAATACACTAGCGTAACCGCTAAAGCTATAAGACAACTCCCCGTCATTATTTTCTCTTATTTCTACATTCGCTAAATTAAAGCTACGGTTTTCTTTTTCTTTATTCACGTTATTAATCCTAACCTTATTATTTAATATATTACTTGTTAATGACATAGCGTCGCCCTTTATGTCATAAAAAAGGTCGCTCTTTTTTTCTTTCTTACTAAAACGTGGGTGGCTTTCCGGCAGTAAATCGTTGTCGCCTACGTATTTAGTATTTTTTGGTCGGTCGTTACGTAGTAAATAACTAAAAGCTTTTAACCTAGCTAAACCCCACGCTTGCCTGCTTACGCCGGGTCTATGCGAACCGCTATAAGCACCAAAACCTCGTCTTACTACTGCTTTAGCAGTAGGTATTCTTAACTTACGCCAACTAGCCATATCTTTAACAATGTCATTATGCTCGGCTACTATTGTTTT